GAGAATATTCCCTGTGACGGGGACCATACGGGCTGTATCATCGTCCTAGGAGGGTTCTATGGTCACGGTGACATACGAGGACGTTGTTAAGGTAGCCCCAGAGTTCGCTACGTTAGCCGAAGACGTGGACGGACAAACGCAGATAGAAGACCAGATTGAATTTGCCAGGATTTTCGTAAATGAGGATAAGTGGGGAACTGGAGCGAAGACAGTTAAGGCAATCGCCGTTCTGGCTGCTCATTTCCTTAAAATCCTAGGATTCGGAGAAAACGCAGGAGGTTCATCAGCTGCGGGTCCAGTAACATCAGAAAAGGTAGGTGACTTACAAAGGACCTATCAAAGCTCCCTTGGTACTATGGGAACTTCCACCGCGGACAGGCTTTTTTCTGAAACAAGTTATGGACGCACTTTTGTTCTGCTCAGAAAAACCATTTTGATAACCCCCATGGTGACGTGATGTTTATTGAAGAAGGAAAGAATTATAGAAACTCTATTGTAAAGTATTCTCCGTGTGGTCAGTGTGCTCTATGCAGGAATATGAAAGGGTTTACAGACGGTAAAGAATACGTTGTGAAGGGAGTTGTGCATGGAAACAAGGACGAGCACTTCCCAGGAAAATTGAAACTCATTAATGATCACGGTGTTCAGGTGGCGGTGAAGGCGTGCCACTTCTCGAGGTTCCGTTGAAGGTAACCATTAAGCACACGAGAAAGCTTAGCGACCACATTATGAGGGCTCACAGAGACATTGCCTCTAAGCCTTCTGTTTCCGTTGGCATTCTAGGTTCGAAGGCAATGGAAGAGAAAAAGAGCAGAGAAAAAGCTAGCTTCGACACTGACGGCGGCTATGGAAAAAGAACAACGAGTGTTTCTCTCGTTGAGGTTGCCACATTCCATGAGTATGGCGGGAGAGACAGCCGCCCACCCGAACGTTCTTTTCTTCGCTCAACGTTAAGAGAACAAGCAAAGACCTATAGGAAATTCTTGGACAAGGCACTCACACAGATTTACCTAGGAAAACTTACGGTTCGGCAAACGCTTGGGCTGCTGGGGGAGAAGGCAGTTTCAGACGTGAGAAACAAAATACGCTCCAACATTCCTCCGGCATTGAAACCTTCCACAATAAAAAGGAAAGGTTCATCCATTGCACTCATTGACACTGGCCAACTTATAGGAGGAATTTCGTACAAGGTTAACCAGGGAGAGAAGAAGAAATGATATCGCTAGGCTCTGACCTAATTGCATCCCTGGACGGGCAAGCCCTCACGGTTATCCGATCGGCTGGTGGCGGATACGTAAACGGTTTTTGGGTGGAGAATGCGGAAGAAGAGCTCGACATAATTGCCTCAGTGCAACCACTCAATGACATTGAAATTGAATTCGTTCCAGAGGGAGACAGAACAAAGGCGGCCAGAAAGCTGTATACCGCAACCGAATTAAGGGTTCACGATTCCGAAACCTCTGCAAAGCCAGACCTCGTGGAAATTGAGGGAGAGTATTACAAAGTAATACGCGTACAGCGTTGGCAGGGTCACTTTAAGTGTCTTGTGGTGAGAGAGTCCGAAAAACCATACGTCGACCAGAAGCCCGGAAATCTGACATTATCCGTAACCGCTGGAAATTTGAGTTTCGCACTTAGTTGGACCGCTTCTCAGAGGGCGACGTCATACAATGTGATGAGGGGAACTTCACCAGGCGCAGGAATCAATACCACGATTCAGACTGGATTAACCTCAACGACCTTTAACGACAATACGACGTTGAACAACATCACCTACTATTACAAAATCGTCGCCGTTAACGCAGTCGGAACTAAGAACTCCAATGAGGACTCTGATGTATTCCTGGAGGGCACCGAATGACGCTAGCTACGATTCGACAGGCTCTCTACGATTGGGTTACTGAGGTCACTGGAATAGAAACAATATACGCAGACCAGAGCACACACCGGCCAGATCTTCCTTATGCCGTCATTAACTTCAAGAACGCTGCCTCACGAACTGGCATTGATGAGATCCGATGGAACGGTGTGGACGGCTTCGACCAGGTTGGGGACCGCGCAGCTCCATGCACAATTGATATTTTCGGCACGGAGGCCAACGACAAAATGGCCAACCTTCTGGACACACTGCACAAGCCAGAGGTTGTTGAGTCGTTCACAGCAGCAGAAATAGTAGCCACTGTGACCAATGGTCCTGTAGACTTGACCTATCTGGAAGATGAAACCGACTACGTGGAGCGGAGCCAGATGGAGCTCTCGATTTCCTACACGAAATCAAGGGATGCTGAAGTCGATCCGATAGAGAGCGTTGAGGTTGATGGAAATATTGAGGACGTAGATATAGACTTCACTGTCGAAACCTAACTGGGGGAAAAGCAATGACACTCTTGGACAGAATAGTTTCCGTAAGCATCACACGAAGTGGGGTTAACCTCACTCAGCAAGGGTTTGGAACCCCGTTAATTTTGGCAGCATCTCCTGCGGAAGCCGGAGTTGTTGGCTACGGAGACCTAGATGAAATGGTGGACGCTGGGTATGCCACCTCGCACATTGCGTACAAACTTGCAGAGAGAATTTGGCAGCAGGACCCACGGCTCCCAGAAATTAAGGTTGCCCAGTTGACGGCAGAAGTTGCTCAGGTGGACACGTTAACCCCAACCGTTGCGAACAACTTTGAATATACGGTCACCATTAACGGTGTTGAATTCAGCTTCACTTCTGATGCGGATGCAACCGCCGCGGAAATCGTTGCGGGGCTGATAGCCGCTATTAACGCCGGAACGGAGCCAGTTACAGCTTCCGGTTCAACTACTTTGATACTAACCGCTGATGACACCGGCGTTGGTTTCACCGTGGATGAAGGTCCGAACATGGCCATCGCCCACACCACGCCAAACAATGGAGCAGCGGAAGACATTGCAGCGGCCAGAGACATTGACGATGACTGGTATTTCCTTCTTCTCGGTTCCGTTTCCGATTCCCATGTGAAGAGTGCAGCGGCATACATTGAAACTATCAACAAACTGTTCCTGTTCCGCAATGCTGATTCGGATGTGAAGACAAGCGCCACAGATGACCTAGCCTCCGAACTCAAGGCATTGAACTATGACCGCACCGCCTTCTGCTACAGCGACGATCTAACCAACTACTTGGACGCTGCAATGGTTGGAAAGTGCGGGCCTCTTGACCCCGGTTCCGAGACTTGGGCGAACAAGAATTTGGTTGGAGCCACAGCGGATTCATTCACCAGCGCCGAACTCGACTACCTGGATGACAAGAACGTAAACTTCTACATCACCATTGCCGGACTAAGCGTTACCCAGAACGGTAAATGCGTGAGCGGCGAATATATCGACGTAATCCGCTTCATTGACTGGCTCCAGGCTAGAATTCAAGAGGGAGTGTTCTCCGACATCGCTTCGGCGAAAAAAATCCCATACACGGATGCAGGAATTGCAGTTGTTGAAGCAAGGCTTCGAGCGGTTCTCCAATCTGGAGTGCGTGCTGGTGGGCTCGTTAGCTACGAAGTAACAGTGCCAGCAGCGGCAGACATTTCGGACCAGGACAAAGCGGACCGAAACCTCACCGGGGTTTCGTTCACTGGCCAGTTGGCCGGTGCAGTCCACAAGACAACGATCACTGGAACCGTAACACTTTAATAGGGGGATAGAATGAAGACGTATGACCCAAAGCAAGTTCAGGTAATCGTTGGCGGAGTTTCCATGCAGGGCTTCGATGACGATTCAGTCGTTAAGGTAACCCGCCTTGCGGATGCCTTCACCCAGACCATTGGAGTGGATGGAGAGGGCACTAGGGCAAAGTCCAACGACAACTCGGCTGAGATCGAAATTAGCCTAAAGCAATCCTCTGAATCCAATGCTTTCCTTTCGAGCCTTGCCAATTCGGACCGTTTGAATAATGGTGGGGTTGTGCCCGTAATGGTTAAGGACAACAACGGAACATCGTTGCATATGTGCGAACAAGCCTACATTAAGAAAATGCCAGACTCCGAGTACAACAAAACTGGTTCGGCTCGTGTGTGGACGCTCGTAACCGATAACGTCGTGGATAACATTGCCGGATATTAATGAAGAAGTCCGAGAATATTATCGTTGATGGCCGCACCTACACTGTTAACCCGTACATAACATCCACAGGAATGATGCTCTGGTGGGAGCTCCTCTCTAAGTTTGGGGAAGGTTTGGTTTCGTTCGCATTTCAGTTCAGGGACGCTGCTTCCGCGAGGGCTGGGTTAGCTTCGATCATGTCCTCGGACATTAAGCCGGAGCAGGTTGCAAGCCTCATGTCCGGGCTTCAGAAAATGACACCTGAAGAGTTCCAAGGGTTCGTGGCCAAGGTTCTAGCGAACACATGTGTTGGTAGCCGATCCGTAATGGAAGACTACGACACCCGATTTGCAGGGGAATATAAGCACCTGGTAAAGTTGGTCTGGAAGACCTTGGAGGTGCAGTTCAGGGATTTTTTTTCCGCAAGTGGCGCCAAAGAAGGCGCCGCGAGTCAAGTTCAAGGGTAGCTCCTTCCAAGGAAATTTGTTGGGAAGTGTGGAGGCTGATACTAGCAGAACCGCCGCTGGGTTCGCTGGTAGACATTGAAACCAAGTGGTCCTTCAAGGACCTAATGGACGCAAATGAGGCCCTAGACATCCGTGAAGAAATGATTCAGGAAGCCCACGACGAGGCCCTGAAGAACCAGGAGAGGAGCAGAGGAAAATGGTAGCCGAAGAACTCTTAGTCCTCCTCGGTTTCGAGCTCGACGATAAGAACCTCAAGACATTCGAAAAGGGCATCAAGCAATTAAAGTACGGCGTGCTTGGTTTCGGCGCGGAACTAGCAGCCACAGCCACCTCCTTTGGGCTGTTTCTCATGCACTCTGTTCACACGGCAGAGCAGGTGATGAGGGCCTCAGCAGCCGCAGGAGTTGGAGCAGAAGAATTCCAGAGGCTTGCATATGCAGCCAAGCTCTCGGGAGTTTCCTCAGAAGAGCTCTCAACCAACCTCCGGTTCCTATCGAGAAATGTTTTCGAGGCAACAAACAACGCAACAAGTGAGGCGGCACAGCAGTTTAGACGGTTCGGCATAAACCTTAGAGGAGCCAACGGGCAAACCCTTAGCACCTCGGAAGTGCTCAAACAGATTTCAGCACGCTATTCCACTCTCGACAACGCTCAGAAGAAGGCGGCCCTTTCTGCAATATTCTTCGGGAGAAGCAGCGGAGCAATAACGAACTTCCTCAATGAGGGACCAGGGCAGATTGCCAAATATTCCCAGGAACTTGATGACTTCTTCGGCACCCTCTCCGGTGAGCAGCTCATGGCTCTTAAGGATTTCGGGGATGGGATAACTAGGATCACAACGTTCTTCTCTGGCCTAGCGAACCAAGTTGCAGCGGAACTCGTTCCAGCACTCACTGAGGCAGTGAACGAGACCATTGAATTCCTAAAGGCAAACAGGGACTTAATAAAAACAGGAGTAGAGAAATTCATCAAGGGTGTTGTTTCGTTCCTAAGAGACATGTGGAAGGTTGTTAAGGTGCTTTCGGCAGGCTTCATTGTTCTCGCACAGGTGCTAGGAGGCGTTGCCTCGCTAACAAAGTTGCTACTTTATTTGTTCGCGTCCTTCTCCACTGGCATTGCAGTGAAGGGAATAATAACTTTAACAGGGCTGGTGAGAACACTTGGGCTACAGTTCGCATTTGCCGCAGCTTCAGCTCTAGCAATTCCAACCGCCATTGGGGCGGCACTCATAGCATCAATGCTTTTGATAGAGGATTTTATATCTTGGCAGCAAGGAAAGAAGTCTGTTTTCGGGTTGTTGTTTGGTGATAAATTCGGAAAAGCAGCCATAAACAAACCAGGGCAAATCCCTGTTCCTTCAACTGGCGGCCTGCAGGAAGGTTTGCCAGGTGCCTTCGACCAGAGTGCATTCGGTCTCGGAAACAAAATTGGAAACTGGATAAAAGGAAATGGGTTCGTCCAAACAAACAACATCGAGGTTATTGTTCCCGCTGGAACGTCACCTGAAGGCGTTCCCGAGGCAATAACTAACGGCACTGCTCTTGGAGTGGAGATGGCAATTCAAAGAGCCGGCAGAGCCACCGGAAGGACGGTGAAATAAATGGCACTCGTTTCACTTCTTCTTGGCCAGTCACAAAGAGGAACGCGCATCGCGCGCGACCTAACTAAAGCGGGAATAACCTCGTCCATTTTCCTTGATGCAACTGTTCAGGAGGAGTTTGATGCTCCCTCAGAAGTTACGCAGTACCCTGTAGAAGCCGGAGTGGATATCTCCGACCACATTATTTTGAAGAGCAGGAAGCTCAGCATTTCGGGGATAGTTTCTGAAACCCCATACACCATTGGAGCTCAGGTTTCCGGTGTGGCCTCCACCGTGGCTTCGAGAATTGGGCAAAGTTTGGGAGGAGCAGTTGGCGCCACCTTCGGAGCAGTTGGGGTTGGTAAGGCCATTACAATGGCAGGGCTGTTAACACCTAAATCCGTAACGAACCAAACCCTCGTTCCCGATGATGAGGCCGACACAAGAAGCCGCAACAATTTGCCGGGAGAGAACCTTCGCCTCAGAGATGCCATTGAAGAATTCATGAACCTTCGAGAGTCTAGGCAGCCCGTAACGATCATAACTGGCCTCAAAATGTACATTGATTACGCCATGATGGATTGCAAGATAAGCAGAGATAAGAACTCTGGCCAATCCATTTCGGTTGCGCTCACCTTTATGGAAATTAGGGTTTCCAAAACGGAGCTCACTCAGATTTCAGTTCCAGCCCAGAAGAGCGGGCTCAACCAGAAGAACTCTGGGCACCAGTCTCTTCTTCCTCCTGCTGGCCCCGGCCAGAGCATTTTCTACTCATGGCAAGGTGAGAACATAAAGAACTTTTTGGGGAGGTAGGGCATGGGTCTTCTTAGCGTTCCGATAACTTCAGACTCTCACGACCAAACATTCACAACTGAACTCGAGGGTGTGGTTTACACCTTCCGCTTCAAGTTCAATGCTAGGGCAGAACGTTGGACAATGGATATTGCTGATGAAAATGGCAGCGTGATAGTCGGTGGCGTTCCACTCGTTGCGGACTTTCCACTCATTCAAAGGTTTGGAAGAGCTTCACTTCCACCGGGTGAACTTGTCGCTTTGAACCTTTTCAAAACGGGAACTGAACCAGGTGAATTTTCTTTCGATGGAAATTTCGAACTGATGTACGAGGAAGCAAATGGCTGATGAGGTTCAATGGGGCAGAATTTATTCCCTCGAGTTCGGCCCACGGGAAGGTTCTGGCCTCATAATAGACAACCTCCGCATTTCCTTCGCAGTAGAGAAGTCCCTCGAGAAGTTCCCAAACAATTCCACCTTCAAAATTTACAACCTCTCTGAATCAACCAGAGCATTCATTGAAAACGAGAAATCTGTAATAGTGCTGAAGGCCGGTTATGGAAACTCGAAGAAAGGAATTTTCACTGGGGATATTTCAATGGTGTGGCATGAGAAGAACGGGCCAGACATTATTACGAATGTGGAGGCCGGCGATGGCCTCTCCTCGTTCATAAATTCTCGAATAGACATTTCCATGGCTCCTGGTTCCACTGTGAGGAACGTAATTGACGTGCTTAAAAATTCCATGGGCGTTGTTGCTGGAGAACTCCAAGGGCTGAACCAAGACAGAGAGTACCTGAACGGGCACACCATGTCCGGCCCAACAAGGAATGAGCTAGATAACCTTGCCGAAGCGGACGGACTCGAGTGGTCCATTCAGGACAACAAACTCCAAATGCTTCCCAGGAGTTCCGGTTCCTCTCTTCCAGCATTTCTCCTCACTGCTGAAACAGGGCTCATTGGAACCCCATACAAAACGAAGATCATTAACGAATCCATTCTTTCCAAGAAGGACGGCAAAGAACGAGATAATGGAATGCACTGTGTTTCCCTGCTCAACGGTGAAATAACTCCGGGGAGAATAATTAGGGTGAAGACAAAGCTGCTCACCGGTAACTTCAAGGTTATAAGAGTGAGGCACTTTGGGGACTTCGAGGGGAACGAGTGGTTCAGTGAAATAGAGGGCAGGGAATTAAAGAAATGAGCTTGGAATCCTTAATTGATGAGGCAGTGAAGAACGGCATTAGCGGGATGAGAACCTGCTTTCCTGCTAAGGTTGTGAAGGTGAATGTGCCGGAGGGCTGGTGCAATGTTCAGCCTTCGAGTGTGAGGACCTACTCTGATGGAACTACGGTGGAACCACCTGTCATAAACAAGGTTCCAATTGCCTCATATAGGGCCGGCAGTGCCTTCATTTCTCTTCCACTCAAGGTTGGAGACTGGGTGCTAGTTGTGTGCTCAGAGCGGGACATTGACCTTTGGAAAACGAAGGGAGGCATTCAGACCCCTCGGGAGAACAGGATGCACCACATTTCTGATGCCATTGCATACCCAGGCGTTTACCCGTTCTCCGAACCTCCAACTGGAGCCTCCGCAGATGACATTGTGATAAAGAACGGCAGCTCAAAACTTACCGTAAAACCCACCGAGATTGAGCTGTGGGGCTCAGGAGATGCCGTTGCCCTTGCATCCTTGGTCTTGGCTAGGCTCAACCAAATAAAGAGCGCCTTCGACAGCCATACGCACACAGGGGTTACATCCGGCGGGAGCACGAGCGGCCCTCCTGCCTCCGGCATTGGCTCCATTTCCTCGGTTGCCTCAACGAAAGTGAAAGCGGAGTGACTGGCCTAACTGCGCTGCAGAAGGTAGGATTCTAAGATGGACTTAGCACTGGACTTGGACGGGGACCTAGACACTCTGAACGCGGACCTGTACGTCGTTCAGGACATAGACGCGGTGAAGCAGTTTCTCCAGCAGCAATTCAAAATGTTTCAGGGGGAATGGTTCCTCGACCAAACGAAGGGGATCTCCTGGTTTGATGATATCCTCGTAAAGAACCCGAGGGCCGTAGTGATAGATACCATCTTCAAGCGCATGATCCTTTCAACTCCAGGCGTTATTGAATTAATAGAGTATGAAACGGATCTCAATGGCATAACCAGAGAGTTAAGTCTGAACTTCAAGGCCAGAACGCAAGAAGGTACTATCGACTTCAGCGAAACGTTTCAAATAGGGGGATAGCGTGGCGGGACTTGATGCAAATGGCTTCGTAAAGAAGACCCTAGTAGAGATTAAGACCGAGATAGAAGAAGACCTGAAGACCGCCTTTGGCCCAGGAATAAACCTTCAGCCTGGTTCCGTTTTCGCAACGATGATCGGAATTTTCTCAGACCGTGTTTCAGAGGTGTGGAACGTGGCAGAGGAGGTTTACAACTCCTTCTCCCCAACGAACGCGGTTGGCGTGAGCCTTGATAATGTGGTGGCTATAAACGGAATTGTGCGCCTTCCGGCTGCTAAGTCGGTGGTTCCAGATGTGTTCTTCTTCGGAACGCCTGGCACAGTTGTTCCCGTTGGAACCCAAGTTCACATTGCCGGAAACACTGCTGCCGTTTTTGAGACAGACACCCAAATAACTCTCGTAGCTGGTGTTAACTGCGAGCAGCTCATTGAATTTAGCGCCGTGCCGGATGCGGGAACATTCACCATAACCTACAGAGGACAAACAACTTCGGCCATTGCGTACAACGCGAATGCTGCTGCAGTGCAATCGGCATTGAATGCGCTCTCGAACCTTTCTGGAGTTGTCGTCACTGGAAATTTCACTTCTGGGTTCACAGTTGAGTTCGACGGGGATGATGGGCTTCAGCCTCAGACTCTCCTTTCGGCAACGAGCTCATTAACACTCGCAATGGTGGCCGTTGATATTGATGTTACAGAAACCGTTGTGGGTGAACCGCAGGGCATGGTTGATTGCCAGGCAATGGAAACGGGGCCTGTTGATGCCCCTCTATACACTCTCACGGAGATAGACACTCCGGTTTCAGGGCTCGACAGAGTTTGGAACGTGTATGAATTCTCCATTGGCAGAAATGAAGAAACAGATTCAGAGTTAAGGTTGAGACGAGTTAACACTCTTCAGGTAGCTGGAAATGCCACAGTGGAAGCCATCCGTTCGAAGCTTCTTAACATTCCTGGGGTTTCCGCTGCTTTCGTTTTTGAGAATGACACACTCGTTGTGGACATGGATGGAAGGCCGGCGAAGAGTTTCGAGGCAGTCGTGCAGGGCGGAGACAGCCAAGAGATTGCAGACACCATTTGGGAGGCAAAGCCAGCGGGCATTCAAACCTATGGTTCTTCGAGTGAATCGGTTGTTGATTCTCAGGCAATTGCGCACACTGTTTATTTTTCTAGGCCAACGGAAGTTCCCATTTACGTTTCCATTGACCTCACGGTGGATACAGAATTCCCAGTGGATGGAGCCGGGCTGGCACAGCAGGCAATTCTGGATTACGGTGCCTCCCTTAACATTGGAGATGACGTCATTATCTACCCGAGGTTGGTTGCCGCTTTGAATTCTATTCCAGGTATTTTGGATATGATAATTCGCATTGATGATTCTGCCGTTTCCACCACTCCAGAGGACCCGCCTGTGGATGACAACGTTGTGATCGCAGCATTTGCCCGTGCTGTGTTCTCAGCACCGAACACGGACATAAACATCCTATGATAACTTTCACCACTGAACATGTTCAGACGGCTCTCGACAGGCTTCTGCAGCAGTACAAAGGAAAGCCAAAGTTCGAGGGTTTCATTTCTGCACTTGCTCAGAGGGTTCAAGACACAGAAAACGCATTGAAGGAACTCTTTGAGGAACGTTCAATTGAAACAGCCATTGGCGTTAACCTAGACATTATAGGGGAAATAGTGGGGCTCCCACGCCCAACCGGACAAAGCGATGAAGATTACCGTGATGATTTGAAAATTAAGATTGTGCAGAACCTTAACGAAGGAACTCCCGAGGAATTCATTGCGGCGGCAATTTACTTTGTTGGAGCAAATGCGGTTGAATATGGCGAGCTTTACCCAGCTTCGGTTAGTCTCATGACGGACGTTAATTTGACAGATGAAAGAGCAGCGGAAGTTCGTGTTATTCTCGAGAACTTTCTTCCCGCTGGAGTGAGCATTGGGAATTTTGGTTTCGTAAGTTCTTCAAACCCTTTTCGGTTCGATGTTGGAAATGGCTTTGGGGATGATGCCGACCCAGAACTGGGCGGAATTCTGGCTGGTGCATATTAATAGGGGGATTCAATGGCTGAACCTGATGTAAATGTAATTGACTGGATGACTGACATTACGTCAGATCCGCTCAAGATTATTGAACCTTCCAGCGAAAAGAAAATTGCAGGATGGAACGTTGAGGAGGCGCCTCCTTCGCAATATTTCAACTTCATGTGGCATTCAACCGGAAGGTGGTTGAGCTGGTTGAAGGAGCTCATTTACGCAGGCCCTATCACGGTTGGCACTTCTGGAGCACGGTTTACCGACCTTCAGGACGCTATCGACGAACTACCAGTTGGCGGCGGTGTAATTCAGGTTATTACTGACATTACTTTGACTGCTCTGCACACCCTCCCAGCGGGCACCGTTCTTCTTGGTTCCGGTTTTGGAACTGCGATAACTCTCTCCGGCTCTGGAAAACTTGAGCTCGCAGGAGACTGCCAGATAAGGGACATTGCAATAGACACCGCTCTAATGAGCACAATCATGGTTGAAACTACCGGAGACTACAACAATATTTACCATTGCAAATTAACGGTGCCAGGTGGTTCAACTAGCACATGCGTAAAGTTCTCTTCGGATGGAAACCATGTGGGAGCTTCCGTTCTTCTTGGGGTTGCTTCTCCTTCTACGGGGGTAGGAATCAACGATGCGGGAGCGGATAACACGGAAGCGGACAACGTTTTCGGGAGTTAATTAAGAATGCCAGCGATTAAAGCAGGTGGAACAGGTCTAAGTTCGAGGAACGTTAAGTTCAAGAACTCGCACCTAGGTGTTCCTTTCTTCGGAAGGGAACGAGACGGAACTCCTTCCACTGTCACGGTTTCTCGCGACCTCAACGCGGTTCGAATTGGTTCCGGCTTAACGAGAACGGTTGATGCTGCCGTGGCTTCCGTAACGGCCATTTCTGGGCTCCAGCTTTCCATAACCATGCGAGCTGGAGTGATCGGAGACTTTAAGTCTGGAGACATTTGCCTAATTATTAACCAGCAGGGAGATGCAACAAACTATGCCAATGTTGGGAAATATGAACTCGTCAAATTAACAGCGGATGGTGCAGGCGGTCTTTTAAATATTTCCACTTCTCTCACGAAGGTTTACGGCATTTCAGATAACACAGATTTGACAGGGCAGAAGGTGTGCGTTTATCGCGTTCCAGAATTTTCCTCCCTCACCATTGGAACAGGCGGAATTATCACATGCACCTCATGGGACGGAACATGGGGTGGGCTCGTGTGCTTCATGGTTTCGAACACGCTTACCTGCTCTGGCACAGGCCAGGTTAGCGCGAGCGGAAAAGGTTACAGAGGTTCAACTGTAGCCGGCGGAGCTGGAGAAGGTTTCGGTGGAAACCTAAATTTAGTTCAGACTACAAACAACCTAGGCGGAGGTGGCGGTGGGCAGAACGCTGCCAGTTTCCCTTCCGGCTCTGGAGCCAACGGAATACCCGCCTCAAACCCTTCACCTCCAGCCAGTCAGAAGGTTGCAAGCTTTGGAGGTGGAGGTTCTGGAGGAGCTGGTGGCGGAGCGGGAGGTGGCGGAGGGCACGCGGCTTCTGGAGGCACTTCTTCCCTTGCAAAGAGGGGAGGAGGAGCTGGTGGCGGAAACAATAGCAACACTCAAGCGAACCCAGGAGGTTATGGAGATGGAGGAAACACACCGGGCCCAGGAGGTTCTGGTGAGCCATTCCAAGTAGGAACTCCGCCAAACAGTTACTATCACCCCGGTGGAGCGGGCGGCAGTTCCGGCTCAATTCCACCCGGTTCACTTTCGGGAGGATCTTCACATGGGACGGCAGCTCTTGCCGAAATAAGAATGGGCGGTGGAGGAGGTGCGGCTGGTTCCGGTAGCGGGGGAGCTCCAGGTGGAAATGGTGGAGATG